CGCCCAGAGCTTCACCCCGGAAAACCGGGGCCGCGCCCGCGATGCGACAATCGAGCTTCCCCTCCGGGGGGAACGGGGGGGTTCCGAGGGGGCTGTCGGTTCTCCGACACCCACCTTCGCTCGAAAAGCGAAGCGCCTCCGTGGTGAAGAGATCTCAGGGGGGGCCGCTACTACCCCCGTCTGGACGCGGTCGCGTTCAACGTGGGGCAACCTAGCGGTCTACAGCCCCATGTCCGGTTGTGGGATTATCAACAACTTACGGGTGGTGAGAATCTTTTCACAGTGTGCCATTCTGAGACACGCGTGGCACACTTCATGTTAGGTGCTGGAAGTTGTTGCAAACGCGCCACTTCGCGGTAAGGGTCAAGTGCCCTAACGTCCAAATATGCGAAAAGCCCAATGTTTCGTGCCCGGTCGCCCGGTGCCCCAAGGGTCGATGCGGTCGCTCGGGAAGGGGCGCATGACGCACAACAGCGTCCATCTCAAGGCGTGGCGCACCGCCGTCGGCTGGGCCATGCGGGCCGCGCTGGGCACCGAGCCGCCGACCGAGGGCGAGGTCTGGATGAAGCTCCACTTCGTCGTCCAGCCCCGGCGGCAGGGCGACGCGCCCGACCTCGACAAGCTGGTGCGGGCGGTGCTCGACGCCCTAACGGGCATCGCCTATCTGGACGATAAGCAGGTCGTCGCCATCAACGCCCGGCGCACGCTGCTCGGGCCTGACGCGCTCGCCAGCGACCGCGAGGGCGTCACCATCGAACTGGAGCCGCGATGAGCAGCACCGAGCCGTTCGACCTCGTCAGCCACCCCGACGCGCACTCCAACCTGCTGCGCGAGCGGCTGCTGCAGTTGTCGCTGGCCTCGGCGCTGGCGCTGCCCGGCGAGCGGTGCGTGGTCAGCGCCCGCGACCTGCACGACGTGACGACGCAGGCGCTGGACCTGACGCAGGAACTGCTGATGCTGCGGCGCTGCCTGATCGTGTTCATGCGCGCGTCGCACGTCGAGGCGCTCGCGCTGCCGTTCGCCGAGACGGTGCTGGCCTCGACGGTGCCGCTGCGCGTGAAGCACGACCCGCACGCGCTGCCCGACCTGCTGCAGTTGCTGCTCGACGGCGAGGGCTTCGTGACGGTCAGCAGCAGCGCCTACGCGTCGCCTCCGGCGCTGTTCGACAGCGAGGGCCAGAGCGAGGCCGCGCGGCTCAGGGCGGCGCTCATCGAGGCGCGGCAGGCCATCGTCAACGCGGGCGGCAGCGACACGGTGCTGGCGCTCATCGACGTGAGCTTGCGGTAGGATACGCACCCATGCTGCACCGCCTGCTGCTCGCGCTCCCGCTGCTGGGCCTGATGGCAGGCTGCACGACGCTCTGCGGCTGCTCCGAGGACAAGAGCGTCTCCGTCATCGCGCCCGACCCGCCTGCGCCGCCGCCAGCGGTCCACGTCATCGACTTCCACGTCACCGGCACCGACCCCGGCACGGTGGAGATCACGCTCACGTCGAGCACCGAGGGGACGAGCACGATCCGCACGAACCTGCCGTGGTTCTCGACGCTGAAGACGACGCGCACGTCGAGCTTCCTCTCGCTGCAGGCGAAGGACCGCGACTTCTTCAGCGGGACGATCACGGTGCAGATCTTCGTGGACGGGCTGCTGTTCCGCGAGGCGAGCGTGACGGGGTTCAACCCGGTCGCGGCCATCGATGGGACATGGACGAACTGAGGTCTGCCCGTGCTGCGGCGTGCCGCGTGACCGGCTGCTCCATGTGCTCGCGTGCGAGGGCGTGACGATGCCGACGCTGCCAACCGGGAACCTCGTCTACTGCGCGCTGGCGCATCTGCCCGACCTCGGCGCGGCGTTCGCGCTCAACGGTGAGGGCGAGGCGCTGCTGCGGCTGTCGCTGGACCCGGCGAGCGTCGCGGGCCTGACCGACGTGCTGCAGGCGCTGCGGAACCGCACGTTCTACGTGGCGCTGGTCGCGTCACCGAAAGGGGCACGCCATGCCCGTGAAGACGAAGGTGCCGGATCGGTTCCCGAATCGGAACCGCAAGCCGAGGAAACCCCGGAAGCCGAGGGGCCGCGCCCTCGCCGCCGCCGCCGAGTATCTGCTGACAAACCCGACCGCCGCACTCATTGACAAGCACACCGGCAAGCCGGATGGCGAGAAGATCATCGAGGCGCTGAGTGTGCTGGCGACGGGGACGGGCGAGCAGGTCGCGAAGTTTTTCGGCGGCTACTACCGGCTGCGGGCGCGCGACCGGCAGGCGGCGCTCAACGTGCTGGAGCAGCGGCGCTTCGGGCGGGTGCCGCAGGTCGATGAGGTGCCGAGCGAGCACCGCCCGACGACCATCGTGAACGTGTTCACGACGAGCGAGGAGTTCGCGTTCGTCACCGCGCAGCAGCCGAAGCTGGTGTCCAGCCAACGCGTGCTGCCCACTGGAGAGCCGAGTGACCGAGACGACTGACACCGCCGACCACGACCCGACCATCCTCGCCGTGCGGACGCTGATCGAGCGCCTGCGCGACGCGGTCTACGAGACGCCATCGGACGCCCCCGGCCCGCCGCGCTGGTGGCGCTACGCGCTCGATGACGACGCCGCGCTGCGGCTGGTGCTCGACTTCACGCTGACGGAGAACACGCGGACGGTGCTGCGCCGCAACGAACGCTACGCCCAGTTGCTGCACTGCGCGATGCTGCGGCTCTGCGACCACGGCGAGACGGCGAACAGCAGCACGCTGGTGCGCGAGATCCGCGACCTGCTCGGCGGGGCGTGATGCTCACGGTGTGGTGGGTCATCGGCATCGTCGTCGTCGTAGTCGCGGTGGCGTGGGCCATCGAGCACGTCCTTGACCGTTGGAACTGATGCCCGAGGTCAAAGACTTCTGGAACCCGGTGCAGTCGGCCTTCCTGCTCGCCGACGCGGCCAAGTGGCCCTACGTGGACTTGGAGGGAGCCGTCCGCGCCGGGAAGACGACGCCGCTGGTGGCGAAGAGCGCGGCCTACTGCGTGGACTACCACGGCATCCACGGGGCGCTGTGCCGGTGGACGCAGGACGCGCTCGACGCGCAGTTGAAGCCGCGCTGGCGCGACTGGTGCGCGACGCACGGCATCCGCCTGCAGTGGCACGGCGACGAGGAGTACGACGAGGTCGTCGGCACCGGCTCGCGCGTCTACCTGCGGGCGCTCAAGAGCGCCGAGGAGACGAGCCGCTACGGCAAGCTGGCGGGCCTGACGCTGGCGTTTCTCGGCATCGACCAGCCCGAGGAAGTGCCCGAGGACGTGTATCGGCACTACGTGCCCGCGCGGCTGTCGCAGCCGGGCTACCCGCATCAGGTGCTGCTGACGCCGAACCCGCCGGGGCTGACGCACTGGATCGCGCAAGACTTCCCCGAGCGCAACGGCAAGGACGGCTACCTCTACCTGCGGACGAGCGTCTACGACAACCGGCACAACCTCGGCGACGACTACATCGCCAAGCTGGAGGAGGCGTATCCCGAGGGGCACGCGCTGCGGCGCCGGTTCATCGAGGGCAAGCGCGGCCTGAGCATCGTGGGCAAGCCGGTCTACGCGGGCTGCTTCAACGCCCGCATCCACAGCCAGAAGCTGCGCCTGAACGCCAACGTGCCGCTGCTGGAGGGGTGGGACTTCGGGCACTCGCATCCGGCGGTGGTGTGGGCGCAGATCCTGCCGTGGGGCGAACTGCGGGTGCTCGGCGGCATCCTCGGCACCGACCAGTTCATCGAGGACTTCGCGCCGATGGCGGTGGCGCAGCGGGCGCTCTGGTTCGGCGGGACGCCCGACGTGGACGGCACGCGCAAGCTGCCGTGCGAGGTGTGGAGCACGGGCGACCCGGCGGGGGACCAGAACAATTCGCAGGGCACGCGCGTGAGCGCCGCTGACGTGCTGCGCGAGTATGGCGTGATGCTCTACACCATCGGCGGGGCGAACCATCCCGATGCGCGGGACCGCTGCATCCAGCACCTCGCGGGCTACATGAAGCGGCTGACGCGGCAGGGCGCAGCGTTCACGGTGGACCCCGACCGCTGGCTCGTCGTCGCGCCGGAGGGCGTCATCGCGAGCACGCACTTCATCGACGCGCTGGAGGCGGGCTACATCTGGGACGCGCGGAAGATCGCGCACTCGGTGTCGCCGAACACGCGCCGCGCGTTCAAGGACGGGTTCTACGACCACGCGATGAACGCG